ATCAGACGAATCAACAGCAATTTCTCTCTCTTCTTTTTTATACAATTCATTTGAAGTATCACCTAAATCCTGCTTTAGCTCATCAACTGATTTGTTAAGTGCGCTATAGTCCTCTGGTATACTTCCTGCTACCTGCTCAACAATCTTTTTAGTAGCCGCTGCCACTGCATCGTTAACATCAGACTTAGACATGTCTGCACCATCTGGAATGCCTGCTGCATCTACCATCATGTAGATTGGCGCAGACTCAATTACCTTGTTTCCAGACTGTATCTTGACCTTACAAACAACTTTTCCAGATACCGCTGTCATCTGCTGTTGAATAATCGCTGTTACAGTCCCCTTAGAGTATGTACAGTTAAAAGAAAAGAATTTTCCATCTGGCTTTCCACCTTCAAGAGTTGCTGTTGCACTGTCTGGTGCTGTCCATGTTCCAGTTGAAGAAAAGAGGTTAAAGACGAGCGTTCTTCCAAGATCATCATTCTGCGAAACGTTGATGATGATTGGAAGGCTTCTTCTTGGTGTCATATCCAAATCATAAATTGCTTTAATCATTTTGTTCTCCTCTCAAAATTTTCTCATGATTTTGTACCACTTTTATGAGATCGGCTATCAGTTCTTCGTATCCGATAGCACCGTAAACCACTTTATCAGCTCCTCGGAACTCTTGAAGCAATGCCAGATTATCCATAGATAATTCTTTGGCGGTTTCCTGTACCTCTTGATATACAAGTCCATGATGCACTTTGAGTTCACTATCAGCTTTATAATTATACTTCACTGGGTTTAGAGCCATTATCCAGTCTGTTGCAGTATCACAAGATATATCTTCAATGTTATCTTTTAATCGCCTGTCAGATGAATGCACAATCGTTCCGTTTACTGCTACTGTGCAAGTACCTGCCTCTGTATCATCAACTTTCTTTTTTCCAGAAAACGTAAACTCACTTGTCCCAGCAGGCGCAAGATAGTTTTGCAAACGTCCAGTGTAATCATACAAACTATCACCTGTCGTCACGTCTGACCCAGAGTGAAAATCACAGTATGCAATGCCCTCAGCTGAGTCGTTGTTACCGTAAAGCTCAATTCCGTAATTGATAAAGATTGCTTTGTCAAAGCAAACGTCTTGTCGCTCGTATATCCCTGTATCTTTGTTATATACTCCACCCTGCGAATACATAGAGCCAATTTTAAAACGTCCGTCAGTGTTAATGTATCCTGCACCAACTTTAAGCAAGCCAGAGTTTATAGTTACTTCGCCTGAGTCCATATCAGCACAAAAAAGAGTCTTTCCAGTGTTATCTACAACCTTTAGCTGTCCAGTATCTATATACGCTGCGTTGATGCCCACAGTGTAAATTTTTTGCAAGATTGCTGTACCGCTCCAATCTAAGCCGTTGTAAGTCTCACCACCATCAATAGAAAAAATTATGCCACCATCATTGATACGAATGATGGTCTGAGATTCTTCAAGAACTGGCTTATCATGCAAAAACCAATCATGCGCCCCGCCAGTTCCTTTATCAGTTACATACAAACCGCTGCCCTGCTCTACCTTCTTTACAAGCTCTGTAATCGCTCTTTTTCTGGCAGAGGTTTCCTTGTTGATTTCCTCTTGCGTGTTCTCGTCAATCTCTGTGAGCTTCTTGGTGAGGCTGTTTTGAGTACTTCCAACCGTGATACTATCGTATTTATCAAGTAGCACATCATACACGGTTTTTACAACTTTTGCAGTTGTGTTGATGCCCAAATTTTCAAAAATAACGTTTACTGTATCACAGAGGTTGACAGACTCTAATGCAGCAATGTTTTTGTACTCCTCAAACTGAGACAGTACCACAAAAGATACCGTAAGGGATACATCAGGCACACCTACACCACTCTGCGTAATGTAGCTTTCTGCCTTGGCTCTAAGTTGTTCTACGGTTGGTTTTTCCTCAAAGCTTGCCGAAAAATCATGTACCGCAGTCCGTTTATACGGAAAGTTATTTGCGTACTTGCTGTACACTGATACTTCTGGAAGTGTTACAACCTCTTCGGCTTCCTCACTTTTCCAGAAAGGGCAGATACCTGTGATCGTGTTTGCAATACTTTCCTCTTGCTTTAAATCAGTGAGGTTCTTGCCATAACGAATCGTTACACCTTTATTCGATCCTCGGTTTTGATGTAGCTTTACAGTGTACCCAGCAAACTCATACTCTCCCTTGTAGGTATCCAAAATGCTCCCTTCTACACCACCAAGCAGAGCACGGCAAGAGGTCGGAACCGTAAAAGCCATTTTTGCTTGCGTTTCTTTGCTAGTCCAGAAAGAAAAAGGGTTATCCTCTGCTGAGTACTTTTTGAGGTTATCCATCGCCTCAACTACGTTAGATGCTTCAAAGGGTGTTACTGGTATGTGTGATAGCTGATATGAGATATGCTCCGCACTTACTTTTACAATTCCGCTTAATGGCTTGCTGATAGCGTAGATGCGAAACGGTTCTGTGTCGGTTTTGTAAGACGGTACGGCTTTGATAATTCTTGACAGCTCCAAATCTTCAAAATGCTGACCACTCAAAGGGTAAGTCATCGTCAACTCATATGAGCCGTTTCTTTCCTCAGTGACTTTGCAAGTGATCGCATCCACCAAAGCTCCTAAGCCTTGCGATTTAAACTCTTTCTCAGTCGCTGCGTATAAAATAGGAATCAAATTGTCCACCACCTTCCAGTAATTTCTACGGCTGTTACACCGCCAGTAAAAGTGACTGCATTCGTTCCAGATTTGAGCTGTGGGAAACCTGTTGCAAGTACAACCTGCGAATTAAGGTTAGCCGTATCTTTGTAGCAATCCTGCAATTCTGAATCTAAATCTATGTAGCCATTGATAGATTTGAGGGTGATAAGATGCCCCACAATTGTCACCGTACCTGCACCGCTGCCATATACTCTTACAAGTGGTAACGATGTAAATTTGGTTGGATTGTAAATTGTACTTGCTGCGGTAAACGTCTGCTTTTGCTCGCCCTCTATAAGCCATTTCTGGGGCTTGCAATCAAAAGTCACTGTGGCTTTTGCACTGTGATTGAGTGTCCCAGTTGTATAGGTGATAGCATCCGTCACAAGTCCCATCCTGTAGTACTCTGGATGGTGACTATCCTCTAGCCTGCAATAGCTTGTAGGGCTTTTGAGCCATGCGCTGATCGAGTCCGCAAGGCTCTCAAACCGATTTTTACACACTATAGTGTAGGCTACGGAGACATTTTCAAAGCATCCGTTATCTTTAATTAAATCTCCGTTCCTGCCAGGTATCGTATACTTTGTTACGCTCCTTTTGGGAGCGTTAAAGGTGTTTTGCGCTCCCACTAAAAGATCGTAGTCGGCAGAGGACTCGCCATTGTATATCAAGTAGTGCATCATGCAAATACCCTCCTATCTCTGTCATAATCGTCTGCCATCTGCTTTGATACCTCCTCAGCTACAGCTTCTGCAAGCTCTTTCTTATCCTTGTCGTAGCCCTCTATCACTACGGTTACTTGTGTAGGCTTTGGATTGTCGTTGATCTTCTCAGCAAGCTTGTTGAGCCATCCTTCAGACTTCTCCAGAGGCACAACTGCTTCGTCACCTTTTCCCTCTAGCAATCCCTTCTGACCTTTACGCAAGATACCGCCTTTTTCAAGCTCTCCGATTCTTCCAAATCCGACAGTTGGTATATTTATTCCAAAGTTGCTACCGCCAAAGCCCGGAACCCAATCTGGAATTGTTACTGAGATTTTGTTCATCGCTCCGATAACTGCATTTAAAGCCGACTCTATGCCAGCTATTGCACCGTTAATCAACTTGATAACTGCATTGATTGGTGTTTTTGCAAACTCTATAATGCCTGCAAAAACAGTCGAAAATGTACTTACAATTCCGTTCCAAGCATCACTCCATTTGCCTGAAAAGATGTTAGTTACAAAATCTAGCATTCCATCAAAAAGCGGCTTCAAAACATTATCCCACCAACTTACGATTGTATCAAAAGCCGTTGTTACACTCTCTGATACCGCCTTAAAAACCTCGTCAAATACTGGTTTAAGATTTTCTCTAAGGAAATCTCCAATCGCTTGAAAACATGGCAAAAGCGTTTCATCTGCGAAAGTCTTGATTGCGTCCCAACAAGGTTTCAAGTGGTTTTCCCAAGTGTCTGCAATCATCTGGAATGCTACACTGACAGCTTCTTGTGCTGCTTGAAAAGTAGTCTCAAAAAGCGGTTTTATGTTATCTTCAAGCGAGGACAACAAAGCGGTAAATACTGGCAGCAATACGTTGTTCCAAACTGCCTCAATCACCGAAAAAACAGCCGTTACAACTTCACCGAGAGCATTAAAAACCTCCGTTGATATCGGGCCGATATTTTCAGATAGCCATGTATAGATGCCAGTAAAAACTGGTAGTAATACGTTTTGCCATACATCCGCAATTATCGCAAATGCAGTCTCCACTGCTGACTGAATGCCAGTGATAATTGAGTTGATAAGCGTACCATCTGTCTGTGCATCAGTTACAATCTGGTTGATCGCTTGCGCTAGTACTGAGATAACACCAGAGATAATATCACCTGCAAACTGGATCGCAGTTGCAATGCCATCAACAATCACATTAAGCACTGATAATGCAGTTCCAAACGCTGTGCTTTGTGTCCCTGCGTCTGAAAAATCAGTTACCAGGCTCACCAGATAATTGGAAAAATTAAGCACTGCATCAACTAATGGTGAAATCGCACTTGCAATGGAATCAAACGCACTAGAGAAAGCACTTTGAAGCTTTTCAAGCCAGTCCATGACAGGCAAGCTTGATATAAAATCAACAGCCGATGTAAATACAGCTTTTAAAATGTTAAATTTAGCAAGCAAACTCTGCCCAAGGATATTTGCAAGCCCAGTTAGCGGAACTGATACAAACCACGTTACAACCTGCCCTGCTACGCTGATCGCTTGCTTGATCGCTTCGAGAGCTGACTTTCCTGCATCCATCTTGGCTCGTGCATTATCAATTGTGCCTCCTGCATCATCTGTGAGTCCTAAAAATTCTTTTACAGCACTGATAACTGGATCAAATGCAGAAAAAAGAGTTTTTACAGCACCGCCAAGACCAGAGAAAGCATCTGCACCAGTTTTTTTGATTTGCTTGAACCAAGATACCAGAGGAAGCTTGGTGAGAGAGCTAAGTTTTCCTAACAGCTTGGTTACTGCATTATCAGCAACACCTCCCAGAGACTCCACAAGCCCCAGTAAACCGCCAGAACTCAACCCATCAGTTAAGATAGTGATTGAGTCTGTGGCAAGGTCTACACCGTCCTTTAACGTCTTGGAAAAGAGGTTGTAAAACGCAAGCTTTAAACCATCAGTTGCAGAGCTTAAAAGGGTAAATGAACCGCCTAAATTATCAAGCTGAGTCTGTGCCTGCGATGCAGCCGAACCTCCTGCATCTGCAAGAGCCGCTTTAAACTCGTTTGTTTTATCAGCCGATACAGCCGCCATCTTATTGTATGCATCAAGCCCTTGCACACCAAAGATAGTATTAAGGGTAGCGTTCTTTTGCTGATCCGTCATCCCAGATAGTGCCCCTGTGAGATTATCTACCACATCGTTAAAGTCACGTGCAGTTCCATCAGCGTTATATGCAGATACTCCCAAGCTATCCAAAGCCTTTTTTGCCTGATCTGTAGGTGTATAGACCTCAGACATTGCAGAGTTAAGCGCAGTCGTTGCATTCGAGCCAACAACATTAGCTTCTGCTAATTTAAGCAGAGATAGTGTTACAGAGTCCGAAGCCTGCCCGTAAGCTGAGGCATTGGCAGATACACCAGATAATGCCTCTCCCAAACCGCTTACATTAGTATTTGCAAGGGTAGCACCCTTAGCCATCAAATCTGCATAGTATGCCGCGGATTTGCCCTCTTTGCGAAAGCCTTTCAATGATGATGTAAGGTATGTAGCAGAGGATTCCATCGACATTGCGCCAGCCGAAGCAAGATCAAGTGTCGTACTTAAAAGGGTAGCTCCGTTGGCATCTTCGTTTAAAATATCAGCCGCCGACATGCCAGCCTGCGATAATATATTGATACCTTCTGCTGCCTCAGTTGCCGTAAATTTTGTCGTTGCGCCCATCAGTTCAGCTGCAGCCTTCAAGTCTCCGATTTGCTCTACCGTCTGACCTGTTGTCGCTGCAATCTGTGATACCGCAGTATCAAACGACATACCAGTATCAACCGATGATGTAATCGCTCCTTTGAGCAAATCAAAGCCTTTGGAGGCAACAGTTCCAATAGCATCCGCAATAAGCTTTCCTTTTGCGGCAGCTCGTGTTGCAAGGCTTTCAAGTCCCTCTTCCATCTCTGATGAATCAAGGCTGATACCTGCAACAAGATCAAGTATGTTCAAATCGTTACCTCCAATCCTGCTTTACTCGTTACATTTCTGACAATTTCCTCCGCACTCTCTTTTTCTTTTTCCTTTCCGTCTCCATACACGGCATCATAAAAACGATATGGCATTATATGCCCTCCTGCAAAATTTGCAGTGTTTTCAGCGATCTTTTGCAGCGCATCAGTAACATAGACTCTATACATCAGCTCTTCCATATACTGTGCCTGCCGTGCTTGCACATATGTAAAAAAGCCAGAAAGCGTGCGCCCTCTATACTCTCCTATAGCTAGCCACAACACTTTCCGAGTCTCTTTGTCTGCGCTTGTTAAAAAAGTCGCTGAAATTCCTGATCAGTAATCAAATCAATCAAATCCTTGGTAAAGCTTGCAAGAGAGAGATTCTCAACATACTCTTTCTTACTCTGCCCAGAGATAATGCACATAATCTCGATCAAATCATCTTTATGCCCTTTGATAAGCGCAGGCAGATTTTCTTTCAGTCGCTTGATTACTGTATTTTTCTTTTCTTCTTCTGGCACAACCGCCTTTTTAAAGATAGCTGCTGCCTTATCATCAATCGCAATGTTAGTTACTGGTGCAATCAAATCAGCCAGTACATCAAGTACACGATCACCTTTTACATCAGATAGCTTCATCATGTATCACCTGTTCCCTTTTTAAAATGTACTTCATACGGTACGGTATCTGGTGACGTTAAGGTGTAGTGTGCTGTGTACTCAAACGCAAATGTACCTTTCACTTTGTCACCTGTCTGCAAAGCAAATCCAGTTGTTGATAAGCTATTTTGCAAGTGGATCGCGATTGCACCACCATTGCCGTAATCGCCTACAAACCAGATATCTGCAAAATCAGAATCCTGTAAATCATCTCTTGGTGTGATCTTGAGCTTTGACGTGTCAAGGTCTGCGCCTGCTGCTAAGGACTTAGCCTGTTCTGGTGTCATGGAGACGTAAGTGCCAGATGCCTTGATCTCACGGCTTTCGATCTGCTTTAATTCCTTCGTATTCTTAGGACAATTATCAATATCCTCACCATAGTCAACGAAAGATGGTGTATCTGTAAAATTGATACCGCCAGAAGTTGCACCCAAAATATTTGCTATAGATACCGTCCACGTCTGAGGGTCAAACTCAGAAAGCAAGATACCTGCATTCATTTGGATATGCTCAAAAACATTTTCTGGCAGTTTTGTTGCCATTTTTGCCATATTATTTACCTCGTTAAATACTCAAGTGTGACGTTTATGTATCTGCGTTTTACTGTCGGTGATGTCTCATCCGTGAGCGACTGACACCACGGAACACCAGTTTTTACCCAGATCAAGCCCTCGTCACACTCAATCAAATCATGTTCTAAGATATATTTTCTGAACTCTTCGGCTTTTTGGTTGGGAATTGACTCTGATTCCGTCCAAAACCACATATTGACTACTATAGCCACGTCAGAATCCCCAAAGCTGCCTGTGATATACTCATAGGTCAGCCACGGAAAAACTGTGTCATCAGGAACGGATGTGGAAGGATAAGCCGTCATGCCAAAAGCCGTAAACCATGCCTGTAGTGCCTTATCTTTACTCAACTAGTCCCGTCTCCTTCCATGCCTTATGCAGTTTGTCACCGTTCCATGCAATCCAGTCCACCATTTCTTCATTCATCGCCCATGCACCGACAATGCTGTGTGAGTTAAAAGTAAGCCCTGACTCTGCGAGGAAAGCATGAACAATCTCGTGCCTTAAAACCTGCTTTACTAGTTCCTTTGGCGATGTTGCAATTGGATCGCTATCGGGGTCTGTCTCAGGGTCTACATAGTAAATTTTCTTTCCGTAGAAATCACACCATCCATCAGCACCCTCACACGTTTTATATTGGTCGCGGCTTACTCTGATGATTTTGTAATTGCAACCCATTATGTTTACCTGATCCATCATGTCGTTAACTCCCACTTCTCTGCTGTTACCTGTGCCATATCTAATCCTGATACCTGCGGTGATACCTTGTCTCCTGCATCAGAGGTTACGCGGAAGGTCTTGCCGTCCGAAAGCCGCTTGAAAACGTCATGATATGCAAGCTGACATGATCTATGAGTCGTAATTGTAAAAACGCTTGTTACCCCTGATTTCTCAGCGACACGAGCGTCTAGGGATGTATCACGGCTAATAGCCGCCTGAAAGCCTGCCCCTTCTACCCATGTAGTTTGAAAGCCTCCTGCACCATCTGGCACACGCTTTTTCTCAATCAGTCTACAATCTTCCATCATATTTTCTACAAGTTTCATATCTTCCTCCATGTGTGCAGGCGGTTTCTGAAAGCCTCCTGCCAAGTAGCTGTGCCTGTGCTTCCCTGAGTCGCCTTGGTATAGCTATAACCGCCAAAGGACTCCGACATATACGGTGTAGGGTCTCCGTATTTCTTCTGCCACTCCTCGATATCCAGTGCAAGATCAACGACTTCCTGCGGTATGCAGAGGGCGGAAATCGAACCGGTAAATCGCTCCTCCACTCTGCATTCGCAAGGATATCTATACACCCCATCGTGAAAGACAGAGCCTTGCACCAGAAAATATTGCCCCTCTTGCAGAAAGGTGATGGGCTGCTGTACTCCTGCATCATCAATGTAGATATTATTATCTCGGAGTGTGAAAACACCCTCATGTGTGCCATTAGGTGCAACAAAAAAGTTGCGTATGTGTGTTAATACCTGATACAGCATAGCCCCACCTTTCTTAGCCTAGAGACTTGATGCGTGCAATTGGGATCGCCTTGTGATTGATCTTAGTACCTTTGGTGTTCTCTACCAATGTCCAGTTGGTTGCTGTCTTAAAATCTGTCGGCATAGGGGAAATAATGCCTGTAGGCTTCTTGAAGGTAATACCCCTTGGTGCAATTACCTTTCTCTGGCGAGTTACAAGAATATCTTCACCGCCATTAGTCAGAGGATCACGTGTTGTTTCGTTAGGGACTGTTGCACCGATGTCGCAGTAGTCCATTGATCCTCTGCCGAGAATATAAGAAGTGTATGCACCTGTTTCCTCATCAAACGGCACATCATCATCAATCAGAACGGTTCTGCCGTTCCATGTTGCAAGTGCAAGTTCCTTTTCCACTCCGTTAGCGTCTACTCCCTTGCCATACTGCAAGAGCTGCATGTTCTCCAGATTGGTTGATACCTGAGAGTGCATGATCACGAGGGAAAAGATATTCTTGTTAGCTCCTGCCGCCTTCTGAATAGCACTGTTGAGTGTTGTTGCATTAACAGTCTTTTCCGTTTCTTCCGTGATATCCAGTGTGTGAGCGTCTACGAACTTTTTATCGTTAGTCGCTGTCATGGAGAAAATGCCCTCTAAGATCGCAAGAATGTTAAGCTGCTGATCATCGTCCCAGTAGCCTCCAACCTGCTTTGCAATCTCAGCCATAAAATCATGCCCTGTGATATCGTGTGTAAAATCTTTTTCTTTCCATGCTTTGGCACGTCCATAAGCAATCATGCCCTGCAAGTAAGTATCAATGCCTGTGGTTGTGATAGTGGTATTTCCATCGTAATTCTGCGAATCGCCACCAATTAAGCCTACCATTGGGATAGATGCATAGTTGCCGCCTGTGTTCTCAGCAAGCATTGTCTTTAACTCTGGTCTGTCTCTGAAAATTCCTGCCTTTAAGAAAGCATTCTGCTTAATTCTTGGCACACCTTCCAGATACTTTCCAAATACTTCGCCATTAAAATGTTTATCGTCAAAAACCGACATATTTTACCTCTTACTTTCCGAGCCATGCTTTAACGTCTGGCGCATCAGGATGTGCATTTGCGTACTCCATCTTTTCACTAAGAGACATTTTCTCAAACGCTGACCCACCGCCATTATCAGGTGGATTCTGGGTATCTGCTCCTCGCTGCTCTGTGGTTGTAATGTAGTCCTTGTAGTTTTCCTTGATGCTCTTGGTAAGCTCCTCAGCTCCCTCAATCTTGCCATCTTTCAAGGTTAATGCTTCAATTTCCTTGGCGCTTGCCTTAACCACCAGATCAACCAACTTATTTGATACTCCTGCACTTGTAAGCAACTCTTTGTAAGCGTTTTCTTTCGCCTTTGTTTCCTGTGCCTTAGTCTCATTAGCCTTATAGTCCTCAAATGCCGTATGTTCGGAGTTGTACTTGTTTTCCCACTCCTTCGCCTTGATTTCCCACTCGCCAGCCTTGTTCTTTGCGCTGTCCTTTGCATCATCTAACTCAGCCTTTAACTGGTCGGTTTCCACGTGCAGAAGATCGAGGATTTCTCCAATCTTCTCCTCATCTGTTGCATTCTCGTTTTTAAGCACTGCTCTAATATCTGATTTCTTTAAACCCATTGCTATTTCTTCTCCTATTCTTTGGGGCGCATTCTCGCGCTATAGCCGTATTGCGACTGTTATTCTTTACAGTGGCTACACCCTACCATGATTTTTGATTGATGTTGTGCCAACTTTCAAAATGGCAAAAGAAAAAGGAGGGCGTTAACCCTCCAAATTCTCTCGTATGATCTTCGCATACTCATCTGTATGATTTGCAAGCGCAGGTTTTAGATATGGTCGCGCTTTCTGCCCATTCGTCATATGCCAGTTGCCCTTGCTATCCTCGTATACCCACGAGGTTTTTCTTCCACCGTCAGCATACTTTCCGGTGCCGCACTCAACATACGCGGCATAAGAAGTATTAGAGCCTATCAGCACCTTGTTATCTCCGTCCATCTGGTGTGTGATGCTATTGCGTAGGTTTCCAGTGTCTACAGGGCATTTCTCTTTGGCATATCGTTCCGCTGTCAGTCCGCACTCCTCTAGTGCTTTTTTGATCTGATCGCGACTGGCACGGATAACAGCATCAGTATTATCAATCTCAATTCTTATGCTACTTCCCATGTCTCTGTTTCCACTCCTTATAACTTTTTACACTGTGATCGTTTCTCCTCGTCTGGTCTGCATGTATCGTGATTGCTACCATAGTGCAGCGGCAGCCGTATACCTCGCACGGCTTGCCTTTAGGGTCAGCAGGGTACATACAGCCGTTTGGGAAAGGCTCATCATACCTCACCCTTACTCCGTTTAATTGCCTGTGTGAATTTCTCACTTGGTTGTCGTTTGCCGACATCCATTCTTTCTGTATTTCAATCCCTATGGCAGAGGCACGGTTATAGCTTTCCTGCCGCCCACCATTCTGCGCGCCTGTTATCATCGTCCTTGCATTGCTGATAGCTGCGCTGCGGTTCATGTTGGTGACGTTTTCTAGCCTTTTGGCTAAATCACTCACTGCATCCCCTTGTAAGATACCTTGCAGCACTGCATTCTGCACCTTTTGGCGATTCCATCGCTCATCCTTTGGGATATCTACTCTTGCAGGTGGTAGCAACTCAATCTCACCCTCAGACAGTCTCCTGATTGTGTCCTCGTCCAGAAGATCAAAGCTTATGCCGCTTCCCTTCTCAATCTCATAGGCTGAGTAGTTGTAGTTCTCGCGGAACACCTCAGGGGTAACGTTGTTGATATAGTCAGCCGCCAATTTGTTTGCATCAGTGAGCCGCCTTGCCATCTGATCTCTCAAAGCTTCCCACCTCGCCCCTCGTGCTACCTGATTGTTGATCCACTGGAAGAACTCTGCATCTGTATATTTCCCTTCCATGTATGCGTTATACTCTTTTAGGTAGCGTGATTGAAACGTTTTAAAGTACTCCGTAGCCTTTTCTTTCAGTTCTTTGTGCGCTTCCTGATATACCTGTTGTAGCCGCTTTTCTACCTCTCTCAGCCTTTTTTCTGTGTATTTGTCGGAGTAACTACTCACTTAGTATCAGTCCCTTCATCTTCGTTATCCTCGTCCTCTTCATCGTCTGCTGAAAATCTCTTAATTTCTTCTGCCTGCCGCTTTTCGATTTCTGCAATAGCTTCCTCAGGAGTAAGGAACGGAAGATGTTGTATAACGCACTCGTCAGAAAGATAGTTTGCAGCTGATAGCACCATGTTTGTCTGCTCACTTTGGTTTGCAACTCTGTTCCAAGTAAGAGTAGGATTGTCGCTGATTCCTGCGAGTTCAAGAACCTTTTGCACGAAATCCAAAACATAATACTCAAAATCCGCACACTTATTATCTTGCGACTGATAAGCCGCCTGAATCTCCTGCGTAGTCTTTGCAGCTGCCGAGAGAGTGGAAACGTCCAGAGCTTGGAAGTCCTCGTATATATCACGTCTGAGAATTTCCAACATGGTGTTTCTTGCGTCCGTGGGAATCTCTAGTGTATGAGCTTCTGCTTCTGTGCCATCCTCAACTGCAGCTGCTCTTACGGACTTCATACGCTGAATGAATTTTGCAAGGTCTGGATCGTCCATACCTCCCTCATTTTTCAGTATCCAATAGAATCCTGCGGTATCATCAATATCATTTGCAAGTCCACTCTTGATATAATCGTAGCAATCTATGCTCTCTTTGATGCCTACCAATTCGCTCTCATGTGAGTCATTGGCATATAATGGGATGATCGGCAACTCTGAATAGTTGCTCTCAATTTCTTCATCTACTCCTACAGCCGTGCGTTTGATTGTCTTGATATAGCCATGTTTTCCATCCTTCGTCCTCACTGGGTCGTTGTTGATCTGAGTGTAATCGGTATAACCGTCTGGCTCATACAGCGTACAGTGAAAGACAACGTCTAAACCAATTTGGCGATACCAATATCTAATTCCTGCCATCAACTGTGAAGTCTCTTCATCGTACAGAGGGCAGAATCCCGGCTGCGATGGCGTATCAGCGTACCCGAATACTTCCAGATGGTCTAAGTTCCAAAAGCCAAACGCTCTACCACCTGCCATAGCTCTTTTCGCTGCAAGCTGTAACTTAAAATCAAAATCTTTCCCAAGCTTTTCTTTGTTCTCTGGCTTCTCCAACTTCAAGCCGTTTCCTAATACATACTGTACTTGTTGTTGGCACAGTCTGCGGAAAAAGAGCGTTTTAAGCTTGTAATTTGCTGAGAAAATATCTTTTACCTGCTTACCGCTCACAGTATACAAAAACTTCTGGAACTGCTCTATTGTAACGTTGTGCTTGTTGTAGTACCGCTCACCGTCTTTGGCTTCTGCGTACTCCTTTGTTCCTCTGAACTCTGCCACAGCTTCTACACAGAAATCACCCTTGCCCTCGTCTGGGACGTTTACTAAATCTTGATATGTTTTCAATCTATACTCCTTACAGCATGTAATTGCCGCTTGCTACTGCTGCATCAAGTGCGGCTCTTGTCTTTTTTATCAATCTCTTGGTTCTTACAAAATATCGTACTGCATCCATGCAATGATCGCTTTCCTTGTCCACTTTCTCCTCTCCTCGGTCTAGGGCTTTCTGATCCCACACATAAGCCCCAAACTCTTTTATGGTGTATTTGCAGCAAGCCATAAACTTTAATCGCCTAGTTTGCAGCATAGTTGAAACGTCTGAAATTCCATTCGTTACATCGTTATCCGCATCCTTTACATGCAACCCTCGGTTTCTTACCTCTACTTTCAGCGCAGCAGCAGAGGGGTCAATGATTACCTGCTTTGGCTTGATTCCATTTAGCATTTCCGCAAGTCCGTCTACAAGCTGTCCCACTGTCTTTTGTTGACTCTTCTCTCGCCCACTGTAATAGTATTCTTTCAGGCATAGCCAATCGTCTGTCCCTGCAATTCTGCGCCAAAGTAAAAAAGTCGTTGCGTTTTGAATACCAAAGTCAGAAGAAACGTAATAATCTCCGATTGTGTCAGGTTCTTCTTTCAACACGTTCTCTTCTTTCGAAAACATATCATATACAAGTCCCTCAGCTATGCACCAGAGTCCGAGAATATAACGCTTATAGAACACTCCCACGTACATGCTGCGATATCGTTCTTTGATCTCTTCCGAGAGTGAGAGGTTATCGTCCATGGTAAAGTGCAGGTAAATCAGTTTCTTTTCCTTGCGCTTATCTATCCAATTTACTTTGAACCAATGCGAAGGCGAATCAGGATTGCAGTTAAACCAGAATTTTGAACCATCAACAGAGCAACGTCCTGTCGCTTGGTTAACAAAGCTCTCAGGCATAAGAGCCACTTCATCAAAAAATACACCTGCAAGTGTGATACCCTGTATCAAGTCTTGTGATCGCTCATCCTTGCCGCCAAAGACATAAAAGTAGTTCTCCGTTTCTCCTCTCGATATGACAATCAGATTGTCAGCTCGATGATCTTCTACTTTATAGCCTCTGGCTCTTAGCATCAGCTTTAGCCAAAAAAGAACGTTGCGGCGAAATGATCCAATGGTTTTACCACACATTGCAAAATTCTGGCTCTCAAAGGTAGTCATAGCCCAAAATACGAAAGCTAGTGACATGCTCAGTGTTTTTCCTGATCGAATAGCACCATCTGCAATGATACCCTCCATATCTTTTACTGGGGATGTATCACACCACCAATTAAGCACCTTGCGTTGCTTTGGAGAGAATGGTTTAAAATGAAAAAACTGTTTAACTTTCTTTATCAGGCTCATCTGTCCAGCCCTCCCAATCCGCAGCAGCATTACCTTCAAGTGCTTGCAGGAATCCGTCATCAGCAAGCTCCTCCTGCTCGTTATCCTGCTTTAGCCGCTCGGTTTGTGCGTTGATCTGTGCTATCTTTGCCTTTTGCTCGGCTGTAGCTAAGTCCATATGCGCTGCTAGCCAATCAAGTGCTTTCATACGGTCTGCTAGTTTGATGCTTGCCCCATCTTTCCCCTGCTTAACTTCCGTGAGGATAGTTCCGTCTATCTCAGCAGAGGGCTTGAAACGGACAACATTAACAATTTTGGTAAGCGGTTTTTTCTCTCCTGTGTCTGGATCTTTTACTTCTACCAGTCCAGATGCCCCTATTACTGGAACTTCCTCCGTTCCAAAGGTTAGATAATCGGTGATATCAGAAAATGCAATATCCATATATTTCTGAAAGATGTCGGATTCGTCCAGTAATTCCCGATTTAAGCGATTCTGTTTTAGCTTTTGAATCTCATTTTGAATCTTAGGGTTTCTTAGGGCGTTGAACCCTTCCACCATTGCTGTGTTATAGCTGCACTGATACGCTTTTTGATACGCTTTTGTTGCGTTAAAGCTCCTAATGTAGTAGATGCAGAAAAGTCGCTGTTTATCGTTTAATTCTGTGTTCTCCATTACCTGCTTAACTTCGGACTCTATAGCTCTTTCCTTTAGGGGGTTCTTTTTATCCGAACGCTCGTTATTTTTTAGCGAACGTTCGCTTTTCTTTTCCGAACGCTCGGTGTCTCCCTTATCCCACTTATAAGTGCTTTTCCACCGTCTAACTGTCCCTTCTGGCAAGCCTAACTGACTTGCAATCTCAGTTAATTTCTTACCCTGCAAATACAATTTCTTTGCCTGATCAATCCTTGCATCCGGTGCTCTTGCCAATTTGTTCACCTACTTTCCGTATATCAAGAAAAGCCGCCTTTCCAGACGGCTATGCACCCTGAGGGGTGTGGCGAACCAGGATTGCACTGGGGGAGTGTATCAACTCAGCCACTTTTACCGCCTGTGGCTTATAGGAGGTGTATAGAGTCGTCAACAGCTTTCTCCGTACTCCCATATTGTAGAACTAATTTTGATTGATGTTGTGCCAACTTTTAGAATCCTGCATTTTTTCCAACGGAGTTTACAAAATCTATTTTCCACCGCTGAATTGTGCGCTCCGAGAAGCTTAATATCATTGATACCTTAGGCACGCTGTAGCCCTCGAAGAATAGCAGCTCTATAGCTTGCAGCCTATCTCTGTAATTCCCATGCTTTATTGCAGTTTCTTTTACAGCCTGCTCCATTGCCTTTTCTATCAATTTTCCTTGTCGCGTATTGGGTGTAGCCCTTGCATAGTGGTTAATCATTCCCAGTACTATGTTGTACCACCAGTTCTTATAGCGTGATGTGTTCAATCATCATCACCACCTGCTGCACACAATGCAAAAACGATAGTTACAATGATTCCTGTAAATACTCCTGCTACAAATACTGCAATTTCCATGTTTAATCCTCCTTCAGTTTTTCTTTTCCTTCCGTACCCGTTCCACCTGATATAAAAATCTGCGATACGGCATATTGCACTGCCTTGCACCTTCTGCTATCGGGATTCTCCCGCTATCCACTTTTGCGAAAATTTCATAAAAATTATCTGGAAGAGGGCAATGTGGAGAGCTTTTTTTACTTTCTCCTCTGGCTTTAAGCTGCTCATTTGCATATTTTGTAAATGTTGCCTGTGATACCTTACATCTCTCAGCAGCATCTACTCCGCTTAACTTGCCGTCTCTCCATTTCTGATAATTTTCTTCAAAATTTTCAATTTCAAGTTTCTTTCTGTTTCTGGAATATCCTGTGTGCTTTTCTCCTCTGGCTTTTATCTGCTCGTATGCGTACTTTTCAAAAGTTACTGCTGCTACCCCGATTATCTTTGCCCCTTCTGCGGTTGTAAGCTTTCCATCTCTCCACTGTGTATAGATTTCTTCTGGTAGCTCTGCCTTGCGTTTAAATACCTGCTTTGATTTTCTCTTTGTGCGCTCCCTGGTCTTTGCTCCATTTTCTGGAGATTTTGTGGCTTCTGCTCCATTTTTCCGCATTTCTGGTTTTTCCCAGTGCAACCAGTTCTTGTACATGGGGCGGTTCTCGTACTTCTTCCCCCACAGTCCCAAGTCCATGTTGTGAGCACGAACATCTGCTACAGCCGCAGCTTCCTCTCGTGTAGAAAATAATCTTGTGCCTAGGTCGCTCTTTTTCCAGTAAAATAAATTATTGGCATTGTCGCCCACCTCTCTGTGTAAGCACACAGATACGCAGCCTAGCCCACCACTTTTCCACTTGTACGGAGATTTTATCACAGACTCCACTACCTCAAGTCCGTAAGTTCTGAACCCTTCCAGTCCCTTATATCTCATCGTGTAATCGCTTGTGTAGTACTCACATACACAGTATACTTTGTCTCCAATTTTTGGATTCCACTCACTTTCTGCCATTTCTTACCTCCTGTAATTCTTCCCAAAAATCGTTTTAAAATCATCATTGGGATATTTTCTTTCAAATGCCTTTTGCCCTTCCTCGTGCAGCTTTTCCGCTGCCTCTTTGCAAAAATGTACACCGCAAGGCGGTTCGTTGTGGTGGTTATGGCACAGCCAAACCTTTAAGCCGTACTTCTCGGATAGCTTTCTGTTTGCCGCCCCTCCGAAGATGTGGTGCATTTCAAGCCCTGTGTCTGGCAGGGACATTTCTGCCCCTACCAGACTGCGGCAGACATAGCACTCTTTTTTTGTCTGCATTATACTTTTCATTTTCTTCTCTTCTTTCTGTTTTTAACTGTTGGCTGCGCATCAATCTTTTTACTAACTGCTTCAATTACCTGCGTAAAAAGTAATTTTCCAAAAAGATGTCCCGCACCAATTTGAGTTTCTCCCAGTGTTGGAAAGCCTCTGCCATCTTTTGTTTGATTTCCTGTTGCTTATCCATCCTCGCGCCCTCCTTTTATACTTTTCACATAGCCCCAATAGCCATGTGAAAGAAAATAAGCACTTCTGGCTGTAGCATCTGCACTACCATCATCAATGTGACTTTGGTAGTGCTGCTCCGCTAATTTTCTAGCTCCTTCTTCACCGAATCTCTTTGTGTTCCAACCCTCTCCACAAATACCACAGCAGATAAATTTGTCAGCTCTAACTTGATGAGCTTCGCGAAAATGCATTTCTATTTTTGCTCGATTAGTAGAATTTTCTTCACAAATCGGGCAGCGGTAGTAAGTCACTCCTTTGATTTTCTCAAATTCCATTTCAATTCCATCCCAATTTTTCCCATAGTTTTCTATTCACACTTTCATTCAGCTCCTCTGCACTGCCAATTCTTTCTGCTGCACTGCCAATTCTTTCTGCAATGCGTTTTGCAGCCACTTCTGCATACCCCTCTGTTCTCTGATCCGTTCCGATATACCTCATACCGTTCTGGATTGCCTCAATCTGCAATCGCTCCTCAGCATACGTTGGTATCTGATAATGATTCACTTTTAGCTGCTCTGGTAACTGCAAATTTTCTCTCGCCTGCTGTACATACCTACCATGTACCTCTCTAAAGGCGATTCTATCACCCTCTAAGTTCTGGCTATGACAGAGGTTTTTCCATCCGAGGCACTTTACAACCTCTTTTGTAATCGGACTCAAACTCTCAAGAGCCTCATCCTCTCGCATATATCCATACTTGTGCATCGCTGTCAGCCACTCAGCCCAACCCTGCTCCCAGTCTGGGAGTTGCGCTGCATTATCCTCTGCACACCGCTTGCGGATGTCTGCAATTGTAGGTGGGAAGTGCTCCTCCATGATATATCTCGCTGCTGCGTTCTGCACCTTCTGCATCGGGATATCTTGCAGCATCTTATACCACAGCTCAACCGCTGCATCAGAATCCAAAAAACCCTTTGTCGGATACGCTGTTTTCAGAATTGTTGTTATCGCCAACCACGCTTCCTTCTCCGGTGTTAAGCCCATTTTTGATTGCCCAAGATTTGATTCCATCATATCTGTCATCACCTTTCTTTTCCTGCTCTCTCGTCACTCGGTTGCTGTAATTTCCGTCCAAAACCTTCACAAAGTTGTTCGGCATTACAAACCAATCAAAAGTAATCGCCCAACCTCGATCATTTAAACCCTGTAAGAAGTTGCTTACTTTGATTTGCTCAATAGCCGATAACACTTTATCTTTTCCATGCTCTCGGATTCGTGCTGACAACTTTCTATATCTTGCACTTGATGCAGCCATCTTACTGATAGGCTTGATTCCTAAGCTCTGCAACTCATTCCAAGCCTCTGCAATCTCCTTGATATCAAGTGAGACGCTTTGCGTTTCACAAGTCACATCGTCAGATTGACTATTACTTGTATTACTCTTGTATCTAGTCTCTGAGTCTGTATCTATACTCTTATATCTAGTATCTAAGTCTTTATCTAAACTCTTATATCTATTCTCTTTCTCTAGGGTCACATTTTCGTAACTGTCCGTCACACCATCGTAACATTGTGACGCTTGCACATAACATTGTGACGGAATATCGTTACATTGTAACGCTTTACGCTCTCTCATTCTCCGCATTCTCTCCGCACTATCGCTTTCTGTCCCTGTCATGGCTGCGCACTCTGGCAAGATATACTCGTTTTCCACATCGCCATCAACCAAGAGGTTTTGAGCCTTTAAAAATGCGATTGTAACTTTTACATTCTCCGCGTCCTCGTCCAGATCAAGTGCAAGCTCATCTGCAAAAGTGTCCTCGACTCCCTCATAATAGATTTTTCCATCCTGCTTAAGTGCTACCAAAAGCATTTTCAAGTAAATTACCGTGTAGGTATCGCCACCTGCGATTCTCCGAAGCTTTTTTACTGGCTTACTCTTGAAAAAATCATCCGAGAGCTTTAACCAATAGTACCTTTTCGCCATCCGTTTATTCCTCCTCTGCCTGCATCACCTGCAAGCGACAGCAAGGGCATGTGATAATGTTGTATTTAACACCCTTTGTAAAATTCGTTTCGTACTCACCCGGCTCTGCGTCAAAAATGCTTCCGCAATACGGGCATGTAAAACGCTGCATCTTTAACTTTTTAGTGCCATACTTAATAATTCTCATTCTTTACTCCTTTCTTGCCCCTCTGCTATGCCTTTTAGCAGTTTGATATGCTCTAGCTTATAAGTTATCAGTTAAAACCTCAAATCGCTTTAAAAGGCATCTACGGGGGCTTTAAACGCTATCAATAATCTTTCATGTTACTGCTACCCTTCCAGATAGCAAGCATCTTTTCCATTTCCTCTGGTGTTATGGTGCCAATTCCAAGTGATCCTGCATCAGATACCGTGCCATGTATTAAATCGCTCATTTCTTTGGTGTTGTAGGTGGAGGAACCAAAATAGCATCGCACTATATAACTTTCTCCCTCTGCGCTCAAAATCTCAGTGTATCGGAACTTATCCTTTAAAACTTCCAGTGCCTGGGCGGTCGCTTTTAAATCTGCAAACACTCCATACTTTGAGAGCTGCAAGAGGTAGATCGTCCACTTATCAGAGCCAAGACGTTTTGCTATCTTATCGCACAGCACCCAAAAATATGCATTTGCATCCAAGCTTCGCTTGCTACGGTGCTTTTCCGCAGTAATATCTAGCTTTTCCACGTCTTTTATTTCCTCTACCTCTCGCAGAGCTTTTTCTTTATCAGTCACGGAAAAAGTGATTTTCAGCTTTCCATCTAGTGACAAGCTCACGCTGTCAAACTTTCCAGAAACTACCATTGATCAACCTCAATCTGTGTTGGCGCAAAAACTAATTTTGTTCCCTTTTTGCTCATCTGTGTAACGATTTTGTAAAACGCTTTTGCACAATCGTTTTCACTATCATATTCTGCCACAGTCGCTTCGTTATGTTCGGTTCCGATGTATAAGCGGTTCTTGACATAATAGATGCACGAAAAATTATCAACGTTGTAAGCTTTGCGTCTTGACAAATCCACTAAAAACATTATTTAAATCTCCTTTAATTGAATGGTAAACCCTCATCTTCTACGCCGTCAGGAATATTCATCCATCCGCCCTTATGCTGACTTGGTGGTGTATTCTTCTGTGCCTCTGCCATAGCAGGATGAGGCACGTATGACTCGCCCTCGCTTCTCTTCTCGCAAAATTCCTGCGATTCGATTACCACATCAGTGGTGTACACCTTCTGCCCCTCTCTGTTGGTGTAGCTGCCTGTCTGCAAGTGCCCTGTTACAAGCATCTTCATTCCCTGATGCATATACTTCTCGGCAAACTCTGCCGGCTTGTCAAAAGCCACACAGTTTAAAAAATCTGCTGTCTGATCTCCCTGCTTTGTCTGGCTTGATGCTCTGCGGTCTACTGCCAGAGTGTATCTAGCAACTGCCATCTGTCGTGTGCCCTGATTCGCGTATCTGACTTCCGGATCACGTGTCAATCTTCCCATCAAAATTACTTTATTCATTTGTTACCTCCTAATGCTCTGTTGAGAACTTTTGATTCCTTTAAGAAGGCCCCCAAAACTTCTGATTTAATAAATCCTGCAACAATCGTTTTTTCAATTGTGTATACACCTAAAGAAGCAGCACCATCAATTGTTAATTTAATATCTCCAATACTGCATTTTGTTTTATACGATAGAGTGCACGCAATGTCCCAGATGGCATGATGAAGTTCGCTTACTTGTTCAATGCTGCATCCCTTGCAATCAATAATATAATAGTACGCATCATCTTCAATTTTCACAAATTCGCATGTTGCCAACAATTCAGCTATTTCAGCAATTCTTTTCTCACTCAGCTCTACAAGTGGCTCCTGCTTTGATGCGGTATAGCCTACCATGCTAGCCCGCTTAATCGAATCATAATGACAGTTGTTATTAATGTAATCGCTCACAAGTTCATTGGCTACATATTTTGCCGCTGTAGTCGGCTTTTCAATTGCCTTTTTCTTTTTTTTCATTTTGCGTTACTCCTCCTTTGGTTTGGTTGCTGCTAATCTCTTCTTGCAGCTGTTATACTGTCCAAGCGTAAACTCGCTTAAATCGTTTACATGGTATGCGTTGCAAATGGTTTGCTTTGCAACTCCAGTTCTCGCCAACTCAGCTTCCAAAATCTTAATTTCCGCCTCAGTTACAAGCATTGGTTTCTGCTCATATACCTGCGTAGGCTCTTGTGTTGCGCTCTGAGCGGTTCTTTTGCCATAACTGAAAACTTCTATGCCTTTGCTATTGATAACGCTTAAAGCCGTGATTCTGCCGTCAGAAACCGTCATACTTCGAACTGCGAATCTTTCATAGCATTTATAGGTGTCTTTTCCTGCATCTTTGATTTCAACCTTATCAGCTGATATCCAGATAAACGGGGCTGTGTAAAGCTCTCTTCCAATGCCTAAGCAGAAACACGCACGTTTGAATGCGTCAGAAGCTTGCCCCTTTTCCTTCTCGGTGTAGCTTTCTACACCAACGTCCTGTTTCCAAATCCATTCCTTGATTCCTGCACCGCGATCAACAAGAATGCCTACGCTGCAAAAGAGGTTGCCACCAATCATTTCATACTTTTTTTGCCAGTTTTCAACTCCTACGCTCTCGTCAAGCACGTTCTGGTCTACTCGTGCATCTTTATACAAAAGCAGCTGCACACCATTCTTTTTTACCGTAGAGATTCGCACCTCAACATCATCTGCGGTAAGTGGTCTGAATTTCAACATGTCCATTTTCCTTTCTTTCTTCTGCCAATCACTCTCTGTATCGTGAGAATGGTGGTTAATGTTTCGTATGGCGATTTCTTCGGGACTACGAACATTCTCTTCGGATGCCCTCCCCAAAGAACCATCCACACTTTCCAATCTTTCCCATACTTCTTTTTCTTCTGACGTTTATTCATCGTCTTCACCTGCCTTGGCAGCCTCAGTTGAAAATGCAGCCTTCATAGCTTTTTCAAGCTCCGAAGCTTCGTTTGCCAACTGCGCAGCACGTTCATAGTGCTTGAAGCTGAGCTGCCAAGTAGTGTGCGCTGCAAGGCAGCTGATGATTTCCTTGATTATTTCCGTGTTGATGATTGTTACCGTCACCTTACGACTCCCCTGCTCAAAATGAATTGCCTCTATCATTGAATACCTCCTACTTAATCTGGATATTGTTTGTAGTAACAAGCCTTGCTCCACCAATCATCGGTTCACCTGCTTTTAAGGCTTTCTTGAGTGCATTTTTGTCTGGGGCTACTGTAAAAATCAAATACTCATCTGGCAGTAAAAACGTATCCTCAACCTGCACACTCTCTGACTTTCTCCAACCAATCGTAACCTTTGCGCTCTTGTACTTCTCACCGTTCTCCATATACTGGGAAAGATACTGCTTCAACCACTCAGCCTTTCTCTCTGCGGTTGCCTGACGTTTCTGCAATGCAAGCTTTTCAGCCTTCAAAGCCTCTACCTCTGCGCAAGTGTTCTTGTACGCAAGAGCAATGTTTTCAATCTTCTCATCACGAGCCATTGACAGCTCGCTAAATGCCTGCATTGCCTCCTCGTTGATGATCTCTCCTGTGTCTGGGTCTACTGCTGCGCCCCATGCCTGCTCAATCTGCGAATTGATTTCATACAGTGAAAATGCCATTACTCTTCTACCTCGCTTCCCTCTTCTGCCGCTGCCTCTACGATAAGATCACTCAGGTTGTTTGCACTGTGAAGAAGCTCCTCTGCTTCCTTGTAGTGCTGAATGTCCATTGCGTCTGCCGCTGCCTCAGTTAAGTACTGGTGAAGTTTTTCAATCAATTCTGTATTTGTGATAGCCAAGCTGTAATACGGCTTTCCGTCATTTCCCGTCAAAACATATCCTGTAACGCTACTCATTTTTTATCCTCCTTATTTTGAACCAAAGTATAATGCTACTGCCATGCCGCCAAAGATAACACATCCAAGAATCAGGTCTGAGATACCCTTAGCAATTGCATCAAGAATTTTTTCGTGCTTCGCTTCCTTCTCAAGTCGCGCCTTAAATCCTCTTGAAATCTGGCACTGTAATGCTCTCTCTGCATTACTTACAAGCTTTTCTGCTTCTAGTGTGGGCTGCCAAATCACCTTCATTTTGCTTCCCTCTTCGCCTGACGCATTACCTCAAGTCTTGCTGCGTCTGCCATACCTGAGGTATAGCCAAGCAAGAATGTTCTATAGCTGCTCGGCAGGGTTGCCGCTTCTGTGATGATAAGTGGCAATGCCTCGCGCTGCTTGTCACTGAAATACTCTTTAATCTCGTTTAACATCATTTTTTCCTCCTTAAAACAATCTCTGCTGTGCGTTGGCTGCCGTGATCTGCTCCTCAAGTACTGTCGGGAGCTGATAGCAGTCAATGAAATCATGTACATCTGCAATATACTTACGCTTGATACTCTTGTAGGTACTCACACAGCCATACTCTCTTTTTAACTGGCTGTAAATGTCCTTGTAAACCTGACTTCTGATGCTTCCATCAGCGTATGCCTCGCTGTCCTTACCGCCCAGGCACTGTACACCCTTACGCTTTACGTGCTGCTGTACTTCGTCAATCTCACATCCATACAGCGGCATATCTGTTTTAAGCTCTGTTACCTCTGCCCCAAGGGTGGCAACCTGCTGTGTAAGCTCTACACACCCCTTCGCAATTAGCTGTATCTGTTCTACTGTCGTAAGCGGTGGGGTCTGCTGATAGCTGCCAGTCTTACGGATTGACGGAAGTACCTCGGACGTTACCCAGTCTGTAAAACGTTCTGCACTTTCCTTGCGGCTCTGGAAGATGGTCTTGTAAAGGTTGGCTTCGTTGATAAAAAGCAATTCTTGCTTTCCTCCTGCCGTAAGGGTATAAGCAGTACTTAGACCCTTTGCATTCAATCTCTGTTTAACAATGCTTGGATTTGTAAGCTCTAATGCCTTGCACACATCGCTCAGGCAAAACCACGGCTCACCGTTAATAATTTCTGTTCTGATATCCCCAAATTCTGGATTGCTAAAAATCTTCATTGCGTTTGATTCCATCGTTTCTTCCTCCTTGATTTCTTCATGTTCTTCTAGTTCCTGCTTTACTTCAATTTCAAGTGGTTTCTCTTCTACTGGTATTCCCTCTGCCTGCGGCATTTCTGGCTCTTTTTCCTGTTTTGTAGCGTTATGCAGCCAGTTTGAAAAATCTGATATAGTATCTGGAGATAGCTTGCTACGCTGGCACAGATTGCGTACTCCTGCAATGCTTATAACATTGATGCAGCGTCTGCCTCTCATTGACTCGCTGACAATCTGCTTCAAGTTTTCTTCACCTGCATAGCGGTTAGCATATACGCTTCCATACCGCTTGAATCCTAAAGCATTGCAGATATCTGTTGCGTAGAAATACATATTCTCGTTAATCAATGTTGCTCTGATTTTCCCAAAAATCGGGTGATGGAAAACTTTAAAATCTCCTGCAGCGTTTTCATAGTCCTGCTGTTCATCTTTAAAAAGCGGTAGATAACGCGTTCCATTAAACGATTCTTCTAAAATTTCAACATAGAAGGTAATTCTCTCTGCTACTTCCCTAAGTAAGTTGCTAGTCTTTGCCTGTGCTTTCTCGCACAAATTCATTACTCCGTCAAAATCAATCAGGTTTGCTTTCTTCAAGCCATTCTTAATCTGCTTGATATGCTCTTTTCCTGCATATCTCTGCGTATATGTGCCTGTCCATGTGCCTTTTCCAAGGATTCTGCAAACGTCAGCGGCATAGAAATATGTTTTAGACGTTATCAGTTCAACTCTGATTCTTCCAAACTCTTCGTTTGTGTACTCTAACATGTATGCTCCTTTCTTGTGCATTCCAATAGTTACAAGGTTCGCGCAAACCTGATCACTCCGCGCAGGAGTCGAACCTGCATTACCCAAAGGGTAATCCGTGCGGAGCTATAATTTAATTAAATTTCATAGCCATTAAACATTTCAAGAGCTACTTCGAATTGGTCTTTTTGCAATTCTCCATTATC